GTGGAGCGCAATGCTATCACACTTGTCCCGAAGAACTGGAAGACCTTTCGCACAATTGCGAAAGAACCAACCCATGCGCTTCCTTTCCAACTTCCGTTGGATTATTTCTTTAAAAGAAGTTGCGTAGATGGGGGGTTGATTTATCTTCTCAGAGCAGGAACCAGGAGTTTGCAAGATTAGGATCCATTGATGGATCTATTGCGACAATTGACCTGGAGATGGCCTCAGACACACTTAGCATTGATGCTGTTTCGTGGCTGTTTCCATCCGATTGGTATGACCTTCTTGTGGCATTCCGATCGTCCTGCTACAGTGCTCCTTGGGGAACTGGCAAATATGCCAAATTTTCCTCCATGGGGAACGGTTATACGTTTACCCTGGAGACACTGATCTTCACTGCAGCTTGCCGTGCTGTCGGCTCTCGTCGATACGCGGTCTATGGAGACGACATTGCTGTCGAAACTCCTTTCGTCAAAGATCTGACTAAGCTGCTTCGGTTCCTTGGATTTAGGACGAATGACGCAAAGTCATTTGTAAACCCCGCATCCCGATTTAGGGAATCTTGCGGTTGCGATTACTACAAGGGCCATTTAGTAACGCCCTTTTATCTGCGTGAGTGTCCGAGATTATCGGACCGTGCAGGTGTATCGCATGTCCTAAATGGTTTAGTCGCAACGACCTCCGTGCCAGGTCCCTTTTGGGATTGGGCTGCGGCGACGGTTAGCGAACTAGGCCTGCGTCTCGTTCCTTGGAACGAGGATTCCAGGTCGGGTGTGTTCATAACACCTGGCGAAGCCTGGAAGCACAAGGAACTATGGGTTAACGGACGGCGCTATATCGGTGTTGGCAATTATGCTCCCACCGACATCCTGAGTAAAGCTAGGGTAAATCCGTTATTCGGATTCCCAGTCTATAAAGGATACGCGCCAGTGCAATCAACACGGAGTGTTAAGGGATGGCGTTCGCTTCTCCTGTGGCATCTTGAAAAGAGCTATGGGGGTGATCGCACCACGCTGGCTTCAGT